CTTTTTGTAATGCATCTGTTAAAGAATCTTTTACTTTACGGACAGCAGCATCTACTTTTGTATGCTGTCTTGGTAATTCTCTATGACCACTAACAACCTCAACATTTCCTTTTTCAGCTAATTTTATAGTCTGTTGTGGAGTAAAAGAGGTTCCGCTTTCGCCTTTTGGAATTATTAAGGCTCTTCCACTAGTATCTAATGTTCTATCACTTGTTACAAGAGGTTCTAAAGCAGTACCGATCTGTTCTGTAAGAGGAGTCTCTTCAGGATAATTAAACGCTTCTGGGTAATTGTCGGCATTCCATGTGTCCCAAGAATAAACCTTATTACTAACAAGGATAATTTTACCATTTAAAGTTTCGTCTACATAACCAAGCATAAAGCCAGAACCATCACCACTGTTTATCATAGCTCCAGCATCTTTAAACATGGTTATACCCTCAGATGGAGTATCACCACCTAGTAACTTTCCTATACCAAGTATACTGGGGTTTTCTCTAACATGGGCTATAGCTTTTGAAGCAGATTCATAGTGATAAGCTTTTCCCTCATTATCGTTCTTTGGGATTGATAAATATTTAACATCCTCATTAAATCCAAAAAACCCGCCTTTTGTGTTTTCATGGAAATGCCATTTATTTTCTATTAAATCCTTTAATGTTTGTTCAACAAAGTTAACGGGATCTGTTTCACCAGCTTGTCTAGTTAAGCCAAGGTTATACGCCTCAGCTATACGAAACATAGTTGATTCTCCAAAATCTCTAAATTTAGCATATCCCATGGATTTGTAGAATTTTATTACTCCCTTCATGAGTTTAACTTTTGCATCATCTACTGAGGCAGGCTTCCATTGCATCTGTTTTAATTCAGTATAATCAAGTGATGATCCAATGATCATGTTAAATGTACGGGTATTTCCATAGATGGAAGCGACTCCTATTTCCGATTTTAGTTTGGTTACTGACGCGGCTTCTTCTCTTCCTTCTTCCGGATTTTTTAGTTCATTTAATACCGCACCACCGTATTCTCCGTATTTTTTAAAAAAATCTATAACTTCAGCCTGGAATCCGTCAAGACCTATTTTTTTAGAGTCAGAAAATCTTTGATTAAAAATATCATTGAATTTTTCTATTTGTGCAATAGTAAGTATATCTGGTTTGTTTCCTGGAAGATACCTGGTTTGAGCTTCTAATCTTATCTTAATTGCTTTTTCAAATAATTCAGTTCGTTTAAGAGGATCGGTTTCGTTTAAAGCAGTCTTCATAGATTCTCTAGTGGCTTCGTCGTATTTTTCAACATAAGCACTACCATCTTTTTTAAAAGCCTTAAGTAAGAGTTCTCTTGCTTCGTGTAGTTTTCCATATAACCGATATGTGTATATTGAAGCTAATCCTGAACGATGCTTATCATGGAAATCACCTATAAGTTTTTGGTGATCAGCAAAAGGGGTTGTGCCAAGATCTTCTTGTAATTTAAAATAATCTAAAGCGGCGTCTCTTTCAGCTAGTGCTCTATTATGAAAAAATGGATCTCTCTTTGCTAGAGTATTTAATTCTTCGAACCTGGCAAAAGCTTTAGCACCGGCAACGAAATCACCTGTCTCATATAAATGAACAGCCTTATTGTTCCAATGAGTTATTTGTGAATTAAGACCACCGGGTAGTTTCCGCTGAATTGTATGTATCTTTTCTCTTATTGCATTTGCCTTTTTTGTGTCTAGATAAAACATTGAGTCATCTTTACCAAGACCAAACTTTGTTTTTAATCCATTTTCCATGAATTGTAAAGCCGACTCCCACATATCTCTTCTTAAAAGAGTATATATATATGCTTCAGTTATTTGTCCTGCTATATATTTAAATAAGTTATCTTTATCGTTAGAAGGTATTTTTAAGAGATTAGCATCTTCTATTAAGCTATAAATGTCTACATAATGGTTTCTTGCCATTATTTCAAGATCTACAAGGTTATCAGATGTATCTTTTAATCTGTCTGTTTGTTCAATGGCAATTCTATTTGTGGTAAGATTGACAGCGCTTTGAAAAGTATCAAGCATCCGTGCTCTATCGTATTCGATACTAGCATCTAATCCCTGTAGAGCAAAGCGCTGAAACATACTAGCAGATTGTTCCAAGAAGGGGTTATCTTGTCCCTCATCTCCTGTTAAATAAGAATCTCTTATATCACCAGATATTTCTGCCCAAACTTTTTCGTACGTTCCTTCCGTTCCATCTTTTAAAAGTAGTGGATTATATTCTCCAGTTTCTGGGTTTTTTTGAGCTCTTACTTCTAAATCCTTATAAGCCCTAACTAACTCCTCACCCATCTTGCGAGAATTTTCCATACCCAACAAAGACATCTTGTTAGCCTGTCTTCTATCGGATATGGCAAGCATTTGTTTCATAGCATCTCCGACCTGCTTTCCTGCGTCAGACATAGATTGTCCAGGAAGGATGCTAGAACTCAAAGAAGCAGAACTTAGGTTACCGCCTCTAGGAACTTTAAATTGTTCTCTTAGTATAAAAGGATCCATAATTTACCTATCAAAATCTTTAGGGCCATCTTGATTCACCTGATGCAGGATCTATTCCCATCATAACAGCATCTGAAGCTCCCCCTAATGCGGTTGCATATGAGGCTGTTTGTAAATTAGCCGCTCGAACATTACCTTGATATATACCACCCCTTGCTCTAGCTTCAAGACTTTGGTTAGCTTGAGCTACTGCGTAATCTTTAACTAATGCTTGATATTCAAATGATTCTAAGTCAGCATACATAAAATCTAACGGCATATCCTCGTTTTGCATCTTACCTTGTTGAATTTTATATCTTTTTAAATCTTGTGTTCTTTCAATATCTCTGTTACGATCATTCTGCGCCATGTCCATGCGGTTTAATTGCGCGTTATATGCAGCATTAGCCTGAGCGCCTTTCGCTTGTTGCTGTTGCGAATAAACAGTCATAGCTGTAGAAGCAATGGTTCCAACTATGGCTACTGCGGCCTTTGTCCCTGCTGAAAGGCCCATTAAATTATCCTCGCATATCTATAGAAATCTTCTCTATCTACACTATAGCTTTTCATTAATCCCTCGTTTTTGAAACCAAAAAACTCAGCAAATCTTATTCCTGCTTTATAATCTTTTAAGACGATCGCTTGAATTCGATGGTACCTCTTCTGTTTTATTATATCATTTAAAATATGTTTCATTAACTTTAAAGCTACTTTTTTTCTTTTAAAAGCATCTGGTTGTAAGTACATCCAAATCTCAGCTACTCCTTCCCAAAGAGGAGTAAATCCTCCGCATCCTACGATCTTACCATCTTGGATACCAGTCCAACTAGTACAATGATCTTCTATTAATTTCGCGTCACTTTGGGATATTATACCCGCTAAACCTAAGCCATTAATATCGTTAAAGTCGAGCCAGTTTAGGTGCCAACCCTCGAACCTTACTAGCCTGCTTGACGGATTGCTCATACGTATGTTGGTGACAAGTTATAGAAGAAGAGTCTATCCACTCTCCAGTATCTAATCTTTTTATCCATAAATAATCACAATCCAAACAATTAACCCATTCATGAACCTTTGTAAAGATATATTCTTTCCAGGGTTCTAAATGAGTAGAGCCACAAGCCGGGCACTTGTTCATCGTTTTTGTATTTCACCTCTAGGTCCTATAGCAACCAAAGTAAAAGGCAATGGTTCGTCGTGGATAACAGTAACTTTAGCTTGTCTTTCGTGAGGACCATTAAAGTTTAATATCCTATCGCCTGTCTCTAATGGAGGAGAACTATCCATTGGACTTAATCCTGATCTTGTTAACACTCGTTCTAGACTAGTCTCACTAGGGCCAATTTGACCTCCTAATGATTTATATAATCTAAGTAATACCTCTGATATTCGTTTAGTTTTACCTTGAGCAGTACCAGTGGTCATGGCAGCTTCTAATGGTAGAGTTACTAGTTTAGATGTGTACCCCAATCCTACATGGCACTTAGTTGTTGCTCTATCTAGAACTATCTGACCAGAGGATACTGTTTTATTCGCATGGGTAGCTCCTTCTGATAGTATAGTAACTACCTCTCCTTCTAAATGAGATAATCCTGTAATAGTAGTAGCAGACACTCCTGCATATGAAAGTCCTGAATCAACAAAGAAAGCATCATCTTTATCAGTTAATGAAGTAGGTTCAAATCGATTTTCTAAGAACTCTACATACCTGTGTGTTGCCGAATTTATGGTTCTTTTGACAATCATATATAGTGTATCAAAAGTACCGCCAACACCAGGAACTGCTGCAAGTGACTCAACTTCAACCCCAGTACCTCCTAATATTTGTTTATGCCAAGCGATAACATTCTCGTCTCTTTTATAGGTCATAGAAATAAGAGAACCATCTGTTAAAATACAATACACAAGACTATCTGGTTCAGATATATACTCTACATGAGCTATTCCTGGTCTAGTTATATGTTCTGATAATAATGAAAGATTAGCTGATAAATGTTTATCTTTTTCAAAACTAAAACTTAGTTCTCTTACCTTTAATGTAGATCTAGAAACATATAAAATAGCGTCTCCAGCAGAAGTTGGTGCCTGATTAGCAGCACCGTCTCTTGTTTGTTTATCAACTTTTACTTTAGTGGGTGAAAAGGCTTCTGTAGTAGAACCTGACCATATTTTAAAAGGTCCGTCACTAGTTCCAGCAAACATATCTGCGTTATCGACAACTAACCAAAATATTGCGTTTACCTGGTTATCTGTAATAAGTCGATTAATTGCGTTTGAATCTGTTACAGAACCGTCTCTTATTGTTGGTTTATGACTATTAAAGTCATTTGATCTTGAACACCAAAATGCATTTGGTTCAGCTGTTGTATTACAGAAAACTAATCGATTGTTAAAAAAGGTGGGCTGTCCTGCAGGCCAGTTATCAACATACCAAGAACCAAGACGCCAGGTAGTTACTGCACTTGTGTCAACAAAGTCAGAATCATCATCATCTATTACAGTAGCATCAACATGCGTTGTATCTGTAAAAGCGGTTACTTTAGCGGCACCCCACGCAGATCCTTGTTTAATGCGTATATTCCTACCAATATCAGCAGCAGAAAACAAAGCGGCAGATGCAGTAATAGTAACACTACCCGTTGTACCTGAAGGAGAAAGAGTTGTAGCTGTTGTATTTTCTTCGATATAAGGGCCGTCTCCATAATCGTAAGCACTTAATGTCCATGAAGTATGACCGGTCCTGCTTAACTGTTTAGGAGCGTGGGCACTATGGCAAATATAAAGAATATCTGCTGATTGAGTGAATCTTAAATCAGGGATTTGAGCGGTTGTGTAGGTAGTACTTATTTCGTAAGCAGAACCGCCACTTGTAATTTGTCCTTCGTCTTTATAGAAACGAATGTAATTATTTCCGAATTCTAAAACGTAGGCTTGTATAGTAGAAAATATAAAAGGAACTAATCTTGTTTTAGCAGATTCTGTTTTAACAGTGGAGATAAATCTAGTGCCCGGTCTTTTATCAACAGGCCCATGTGGAAAGGTATAGAAGTTTTCTAATTTAGATACAGCATCTTTATATTTAGCAAGTTCTACACGCCCTTCTAATAAAGGACTAAACTCGCCTGCTGTAAAATTAGTCTGAAAAGTATCGGCTCTAATTCCAGATTCTGCTGGCTTTTTTTTTGTTGTTGCCATTAAAGATCACCTGATCCGATACTCGTTCCTTTAACCCTGGAATCTAACCATAGATTTGCTTCTAAATCATCTGGATAATTAGCTTGAGCATCAACTGATTTAGCGTCTTTAAGATGTAATCTATAGACAGTTAATAGGTCTTCAGCTAGTGTGCTACTTTGAGTTAACCGTTCCGCTATAGTAGCAGCTAAACGGACTGCCAAGGCTTGAACAAACATGGAATCATATTCAGTGACCGTTTCGTTTTTATAAACATAACGTATATTAATTGGATTAGAATCTGTGAGAATAAATCGACCTTCAATCTTGTATTTAGGATTATCTTCTATTTCAATTAATCTCAGTAAATCGGTTGGCATATCGAATCTATGATTAAACCCATAGATCGGAGTAGTCGCGTCTAAAGAAGGAGTAGCTTGTTTTACAGCAAAGTTCCAAATATGATCTCGTAATACAGCATCTCTAATAGTTTCATAGACTGTATTTATTGTATTAGCTGCAGCAGTACCATCGGAGAAACTAGTGATAACGTTATCTCCAACGTGCATAAGGGCTAAATTCGCTATTTCTACTTTTGAATTGGCCATATAAAAGTTCCCCCGGCCGAAGCCGGGGGCCCAGTTTTAGGTTATTAATCTACAACATACATTATGTATGCGTGAATAGTACCTGTAGCTGCAGCGCCAGCCATTGTTAAAGAAACAACGGTTTCAGCGGAATATGTATATCCAGCAAAGCCATCGATTTTACCGATGAGAGGGACCATAATACCAGCTGAAGCAGAACTAGCAGCTGCCATGAAACGATCAGGATCATCAGCATCGCCAAGGGCCAAAGTAGTACTTGTGGCCAAGGCGTCATGCCAAATCTTAAAATCGATCACGCGAGCGTCAGCAGGCATCTTAAACAACTGAATAGTTGATGGATCTGCCAATGCAGACGCTTCATATGTGTCGTACATTACTCGAACACGACCGTGAGCATCCCTCGGGAGGATATGATCAACAGGCGTAGTCGTTATTTTGGTGTAATTTACACCGCTAACAGTAGCCATGATTTATCTCCTTAGGTTATTCATCACAAATGATCTCAATCATTTTCTCTTCTTCCATTCGGACAGCGCCAAAAGAAGCAGCAGAATAAACTTGAGTCGAGTTTCGTTTGTCACGTCTAGGACCGATTTCAGCCTGAATTTCTGCGCCCATTGCAAGCAGCATGCCTGAATGAACCCAACAAGGCAGACGTCGATGAGCAGTACTAGAAGTGGCTAGTAATCGCTCGCATTCAATGAATCTAAATCCCATATAATAAGGAACTTCACCGTGTACGAGTGCTTTGATCTCATTTGTATCAACATCCTGGATCAAAGAGTTTGCTAATAGATCTGTCATTTGAACTGCTGAAATAGCAATGTAGCGAGGTTCTGATTTATCGTTCTGAGATGCGATTAGCTTTTGACGAGCATTTCGTAACTTAGGAACGGTCAATCCAGAATCCACTGCACTACCAGATTCAACATAATCAACTGCAATAACTTGACCTGATGGGAATGTAGTACTCGTTGATCCGGTCTTTCCAGTGTACGCCGTACCGAACATATTTTCGATAATGACGTCGTCTAGAGAACGACCTAGAGCAAATGCTGCATTCTGTGCATACGGAGAAGTCGGGTCAATAAGCAATCTGATACGATCCTTGCGGTCGATCAGATCAGCCCAATCGAAATCTCTTAAGTGGCAGCGTCTACGATCGTGAGGAGTTTCAATCAACGGTGTATCTGCGTGTCGAGTAAGAACTTCAACTGCGGCCGTTGCTCCAATACGATCATAGAACTGGAATTCAGCATTCTGAGTCTCATTCCGCACATACGGACGCATGACAGAACCCTTCTGTTGAAGAAGGAATTCTACATTCGCCTTGTACTGTTGTACAAATGCGGTAGTTATCTGATTAGACATTTATCAATCCTCAGAAATAGTTAATAATAAATTATTGCCAAATCGCTTGAGCTACCCGATAACGGACCCTTGCTTCCCCTTTTACATCCGAGGCGATTGATGACGGACCATTACTTAATGGCTACCCGGTTTATTTTTTTTTCTTTTTCTTCTTTTTCATTTATTCCT